GGTTGGACCGGACTGTTACAAGGACACCACCCGCTTCCCGAGCGGCCCGTCCTGTAAGCAAGGTGATTTCATCATCGTGCGACCCAATTCAGGCACCCGCCTGAAGATTCATGGCCGTGAATTCCGGATCATCAATGATGACTCGGTTGAGGCGGTTGTGGAAGACCCGCGTGGAATTACCCGCGCTGCATAAGGAGCAAAAATGGCAACCCAGTTTAAAGGTGACAACTTTGAATTCCCGGATGAGAAGCCGGAAAAGGAAGACAAGGTAAACAACGAGATCGAACTCGAAATCGAGGACGATACCCCCGAAGAGGATCGTGGCCGCAAAGCCGCGCCGCCTCCCAAGGAACCCACAGACGAAGAACTTTCTTCGTACAGCGACGAGGTCCAGCAACGGATCAAGAAATTTACCCGTGGCTATCACGACGAGCGCAGAGCCAAAGAGGCCGCAGAGCGTGAGCGTCAGGCCGCTGAGGAGTTCGCCCGCAAGGTCTATGACGAGAACCGCCGACTGAAAGAACAACTGAAGTCCGGCAGTGAAGTCTTTATTGAGACCAGCAAGTCAGCCGCCCAAAATGAACTGGACGCCGCCAAGAGAAAGATGAAAGAGGCTTTCGAGGCTGGTGACGCTGACGCCTTGGCGACCGCGCAGGAAGAGGTCTCCCGAGCAACCCTAAAGATGGACAAAGCGCAGACCATGCGCCCGATCCAGATGCAGGATGAGGTGGAGTTTAAACCTGTACGCGATGAAGAACCAAAGATCAGCCCCAAGACCAAGCGTTGGATAGAAAAGAATAACGAATGGTTCGGAGTTGACGACGAAATGACTATGTTGGCTATGGGACTTGACAAAAAGTTACAAAGGCAATATGGTGCCGACTATATTGGAACGGACGATTATTTCCAAGAAATCGACCGGACCATGCGTAAACGATTCCCTGATTATTTCAGGAGCCATGAGGACGATGACGATCCTTCACAGAATTCGTCAGACCCGGCTGAGGATGAAACCCCGCGCCGTGCTTCAAAACCCAGTACTCCGGTGGCTCCGGCCTCCCGTAGTACCCCGCCTAACCGCGTCAAGTTGAAGGCATCCCAAGTTGCGTTGGCTCGCAAGCTCGGGATTACTCCAGAACAATACGCTAAACAGGTTGCTTTGCTTGGAAGGAATTAAAAATGGATACTGTGGAACAAAACCGTAAATCTCGCACCGCTGACACCCGTGAAGTGGCGTTTAAACGTCCTGAAGCGTGGCGTCCGCCTGAGACGTTACCCAAGCCCGATGATCGCCCGGGGTGGAAACACCGTTGGGTTCGTTTGAGCACTATGGGGACGGCTGATCCCAGCAACATTTCCTCCCGGCTCCGCGAGGGATATGAACCCTGTAAAGGCGAAGACTATCCTGAGCTAATGATGCACGCCGCTACGGAAGGCCGCTTTAAGGGCGGCATTGAAGTGGGCGGGCTGTTGCTCTGTCGCATTCCGGAAGAGTTTCTGCAACAACGTTCCCAATGGTACGAGGGGCAGAACAAGGCTCAGATGGAGTCGGTGGACAACAATTTCCTTCGTGAAAATGATCCTCGGATGCCTCTTTTCTCTGAAAAGAAGACCAAGGTCACTTTCGGGTCTGGTTCTTAAATTAAGGAGTCTTAAATGGCTTACCCCACCGTCGACCGTCCTTACGGTCTAAAGCCGATCAACTTGATCGGTGGTCAGGTGTTTGCTGGCGCGACTCGCCAACTCGTCATTGCTTCTGCTTACAACACGAGCATTTTCTATGGCGATGTGGTGACTATCGTTTCTGGCGGCACCATTCAGAAAGACACCGGCACGACCACGGCCACGCCTTGCGGTGTGTTCATGGGCTGTTCCTATGTCAATGCACAAGGTCAAGTGATCTTCTCGCAGTACTTCCCCGCAAACACGACCGCCCCGACCGGCACCGTGATCACCGCCTACGTGGCTGATGATCCGGACCAGCTGTTCAAGGTTGTGAACGTGGCCGGTACTACCGCTGACGACACCACCTCTGGTTTGCTGCCCGCCTTCTTGGGCCGCACCATGATCGGCTCCAACGCTCAATTGGTGCAGAACGCAGGTTCTACCGCCTCTGGTGATTCCAAGGTCGCTATTTATAGCGCCGCAGGTGGCACCACCACGGCTACCCTGCCCATCCGCATCGTTGATGTGGTCCCCGATACTGCCAACTCTTCTGGCAACTTCTGTGAGTTCATCGTTAAGTGGAATGCACCTAACGTGACTGGTCAGACTGTTGCTGGTGGTCATCAGTATCTCAACCCGACTGGCGTCTGATCTAAGGAGTAAAAAATGGCTATTTCACGCGCACAACTGCTGAAAGAGTTGCTCCCGGGTCTGAACGCTTTGTTCGGCATGGAGTACGACCGCTACGGCGAAGAGCACAAGGAAATCTACGAAACCGAGACTTCCGAGCGTTCGTTTGAAGAGGAAACCAAGCTGTCTGGCTTCTCCGCCGCTCCGGTGAAGAACGAAGGCAGTGCAATGGCGTATGACAATGCGCAGGAAGCATGGTCTACTCGCTACACCCACGAAACCATTGCTCTGGGTTTCTCGATCACCGAAGAGGCGATTGAAGATAACCTGTATGACAGCCTGTCGGCTCGTTATACCAAGGCTCTGGCTCGTGCCATGGCTTACACCAAACAGGTGAAAGCCGCCGCTGTGCTGAACAACGGCTTCTCGTCCAGCTACCCCGGTGGCGACGGCGTGAGCTTGTTCAACACCGCTCACCCGCTGGTGTCTGGTGGCACCAACAGCAACACCCCCTCCACCCAAGTTGATCTGAACGAGACTTCTCTGGAAGCCGCCGTTATTCAGATCGCCGCTTGGACGGATGAACGTGGCCTGCTGATCGCCGCCAAGCCCCGCAAGATGGTTGTGCCCCCGGCACTTATGTTCGTTGCCAAGCGTCTGCTGGACACCGAACTGCGTGTCTCCACCGCTGATAACGACATCAACGCTATCAAGCAAATGGGCGCAATCCCCGAGGGTTACACCGTTAACCACTTCTTGACCGACCCGAACGCATGGTTCCTGACCACCGACGTTCCCAACGGCATGAAGCATTTCGTTCGCACCCCCCTGCAAAACAGCATGGACGGTGACTTCGATACCGGTAACGTGCGTTACAAGGCCCGCGAGCGTTATTCGTTCGGCTGGTCTGATCCCCTCGGCATGTGGGGTTCGTCTGGTTCGACCTGATCAAGGTTTGACCGAACGGAAAGGGGGGGCTTCGGCTCCCCTTTTTTTTGCATTTAAACGCTTGCACAGCCTGTTTAAATCGTTTATATTGAGGCCATCCCGGGGTTTCCGGCGTTTCTGACAGTCCCGGCTGACGACATGCAGACAGAGCGCCCAAACATTTCTCGCATGTGAGGATAAAAATGGCTCGTACCACTTTTCAAGGCCCGGTCCGCTCGATGGGCGGCATCTATCAACAAGGCCCCGGCGCTGTTGTCGCAATCACCGCCAGCACCACTCTGAATCCCGTTGACCATGGCGGTCGCATCATCACCGTTGGTGGCTCGCTGGCCGCTAACGTCGTGCTGACCCTGCCCACGATCAACACCTCGACCGACCCGGCCTCCTCTGGCCCCGGCGCAGACCCCAACACCCTGAACAACGAAGGCGTTGTTTACACCATTTGGGTTCCCACCACCATCTCCACCAGCTCCCTGAAGATTGGCACGGACGGCACCGACCGCTTTGTTGGTTCCGTGCTGTCGATTGACACGGATACCTCTGGTGCCGCAGTTGGCTTCACCGCTGGCGCAAGCGATGACTTCATCAACTTCAACGGCACGACCACCGGCGGTGTTGCTGGAACTTTCGTGCAAATCGTTGCGGTTGCCGCGAACAAGTACATGGTTTCTGGCACCGTGAACGGCTCTGGAACTGTTGCAACTCCCTTCGCAACTTCCTAATAGGAAAGCATCATGACGATGCAATATGACGTAAAAAGTACTCACTTGAACGCCTCCGGCTCCATTTATGGGAGTCGGGCGCGTATCAAGGGCTTTTCAATCTGCGCCACGGCCAGTTCCGCTGGTACGCTGTTGTTGAAAGACGGCGGCTCCGGCGGCACGACGGTGATTGAGATTGACATCCCGTCAAACTCAAACCCAAACTCGTTCTATGTTCTGGTTCCCGGCGAAGGCGTTCTGTGTTCGACCAACATCTACGCCACACTGACCAACATTGCGTCCGTGACGGTGTTTTATGGCTAAGTCACCAGCATGGCAACGCAAAGAAGGCAAGAACCCGAATGGTGGCCTGAACGCCAAGGGTCGCGCCTCTGCCAAAAAACAGGGCATGAACTTGAAACCTCCCCAGCCGGAAGGCGGCAAACGCCGCGACTCTTTCTGCGCCCGTATGGAGGGGATGAAGAAAAAACTCACGTCCGCCAAGACAGCGAAAGACCCGAACTCACGGATCAATAAAAGCCTGAAGGCTTGGAATTGCTGACATGGAACTGACGATTTGGAACACCCTTCTGTCGTTTGTTTCGGCCCTCCTGATGTTCTGGCTGAAGGTGTCTCATGACGAAGTTAAACGTCTGAGTATCTTGATCAGCAAGACCCGGGAGGAGCACTCGGACAAGTTCGTCACCAAGGCGGACATGCACAACGACATCAACCGTGTCCTATCCCGTCTTGACCGCCTTGAAGGCAAGATTGACGACTTCATGAAGGAGCAGAGAAGTGCCCTCGGTTAGCCAAAAACAACACAACTTGATGGCGATGGTTGCAAATGACCCCGCCAAATCTAAACAACTTGGCATCCCGCAATCTGTTGGGCAAGACTTTATGTCCGCAGACAAGGGGAAGAAGTTTGGAGGAGGGTCTAAAACTCGCGCAGACTCTCAGGTTATCAACCGTCCAAAGACCAATCAAGGCAAGGGCGAACTCTTTTCAAAAGGTGGTGAAATGAAAGAATCCAAAGCTATGGCGAAGAAAGAGATCGCCTTCATGCAAAAGAAGGGCGCTCCCAAGTCCATGATCAAGCATGAGAAAGCCGAATACGGTATGAAGTCTGGTGGTCGTATCGCCTCCAAGGGCGAGCATCCCGTCCAGAAGCAATCCAAGCGCGGCGCTGAGATGGTCAAGATGGCTAAAGGCGGTCTAGCCAGCGGCCATAAGTCTGCTGACGGAATTGCAAGCCGTGGTAAGACCAAGGCCGCACAACCCTCCATGCCCAAGAGCAAGCCTCTGGGCATGAAAAAAGGCGGCTACTGCTAAGGAGAACAACATGGCACGACGTGACGCAAATTTAGCTGGCCTCGCCGCACTGGGCGCGTTGGGCTATGCGCTTTCTCAAGGCAAGGGTGGGCAAGCCCCCGTAGAAGATCGAAGCACTATGGCCGATCTTCGTGACCAAGAGGATGTGGACACTGGTCGCGCCATGCGTGCCATGCCGTCCGCAAAGCCTTTGAAGGCTGGCCCATCTGATGAAGATGTATCCATGGCTATGGACGCCGGATACATGGGCGGTGGTAAGAAGTTCAACACCGAAACCGGTGAGTTGTACGACACCACCGCATCGCCTTCAAAGCCTGCGGCTACCGTTCGCAAAAAGACTGTCCCTGCGGCCAAAAAACCGTATTCGATGACGTCTGACACGATTGACGAGAACGTGAAGCAGCGTAGCGTTATGAGATCGGCTCCGCCCGCAGCCTCACCTAGCGCAGCCATTGCCACAGATACTGGTGACGAAACAAGTCGCTTGGCTAAACGCTATCCCAAGAAGCCTCCCCTTGAGTTTAAACAGAGTGACGTTCCTTTTGACACCTTCACCATGAAGAAAAAGGGTGGAAGTATCAAGAAGATGGCCTCTGGTGGGATGGCAAAAGCTGAAAAGCCTGCCGCCAAAGGCTGGGGTAAGGCTCGTAGCGCACGCGCCGCAAAATACTATTGAGGTGCAATATGTCTGGTGATGAACTCGAAAAGAAGCCCTCGGGCGACTCTGTGTGGACCGAAGGGTCTGGCGTTCCTGCTCCTCAAGAGCCTGATGGCGGCATCCTGAAGCCCAAGAAGCCTGTCAAGAAGGCGGCTGGTGGGTACGTCAAGGCCGCAGATGGTTGCGCCCAGCGCGGAAAAACCCGTGGGAAGGTGGTTTGATATGAGTGGTATTACTTTCAGTGGAGCCCCGGGTGGCGACACCTTATTCGGAAAGGTACATAAGGCTGTCCTTAGTCAACTAGGTATGGGCGAAGGAAAAGACGAAAATAACGCCCAAAAATATAGTTTTGACCAAAACTCTCGGGTGTACACAGAGTTGTCAAAAGGCGGCAAAGTTAGTTCCGCATCCTCTCGTGCTGATGGTATCGCCCAGCGGGGTAAAACCCGTGGCACCATGGTTATGTGTGGCGGCGGCTACACCAAGGGCAAAAAATGATGTCCAGCCGGGGCATGGGTGCCATCAACCCCAGTAAAATGCCCGGGCCGAAGCGTAAGGCTCGGCGAGACGACACCGACTTCGATGAGTATGCAGTTGGTGGTTCTGTTCGCAATCCTCGCGGCCCCGGCGCAGTGGATAACGCAGACGCCCCAATGAGAGCCAAAGGCCCCGGAAGCCCCGCCGGAAAGTACAGCACATTGCTTCCTCAAGAGCTCCAGAACGTTAAATCCAAGGCCCAAAGTCTTGGATTGACAAGAGATGTTCAAGAAATCTCAGAGGAAGAGGCTCTTCGTGGTCGCCTCAAGGGGTACAAGGGTGGCGGAGAGGTCTGGGACAAGCCGCGCCCCAAAGGTCTTGGGAAGCCAAAGGCTTTGACCCCGGCCAAGAAGTCAAAAGCAAAAGCCATGGCAAAAGCCGCAGGACGTCCGTACCCAAATCTGGTGGACAATATGCGGGCGGCAAGGGGTAAATAATGAACATATTTAGTAGCGCTATTGACAAGGTTTCGCGCCTTCTTGGTGGTGGATCAGACTCACTGCAAAAGGTTGGCGAAATGGTTCCAGCCAACCAAGATGATGGAAAACAAGCCGCAATCAGGGGATTCATGGGCATGAAAGAAGGCGGCAAGGTTTCTAGCGCGTCTAAACGAGCCGATGGAATCGCACAGCGCGGTAAGACCCGTGGAAAGATGTACTGATCATGGCAAACACTTCCGGCACATCAGCATTTAATCTTGACCTGACTGATCTGGTCGAGGAGGCGTTTGAACGTGCCGGTTCAGAACTCCGCACGGGTTATGACTTGCGCACCGCCCGCCGCAGTTTAAACATCATGTTTGCCGACTGGGCCAACCGTGGCATCAACATGTGGACGATTGAGCAGGGGACGATTGATCTGGTTCAAGGCCAGAACACCTATGCCCTGCCCAACGACACGGTTGACTTGCTTGAGCATGTGATCCGCACCGGGGCTAACGTGGCGGCTACGCAGGCTGACCTGACAATTACGCGTATTAGTGTTTCTACGTATGCCACTCTGCCCAACAAATTACAGCAAGCCCGCCCCATTCAGGTTTGGATTCAGCGTTACAACGGCCAGCAAAGCCCGACCGGGCTATCTCTGAGTGGCGCAATTACTGCAACAGATACCGAGATCACCTTGGACTCTGTTGTTGGGTTGCCTTCGGCTGGGTTCGTAAAGATTGATAACGAAATCATCAACTACGGATACATCTCAGGGAATACCCTATATAACTGTTTCCGTGGTCAGGACAACACGACCACCGCATCTCACTCCAGTGGTGTTTCGGTCTATTGGATGCAGGTCCCGGCCATCACCGTATGGCCCACGCCAGACAATGCCCAGCAATACCAGTTCGTGTATTGGCGACTGCGCCGCACGCAAGATGCCGGGGGCGGTGTAAACGTGATGGACGTGCCTTTCCGCTTCGTTCCCTGCATGGCCGCTGGACTGGCGTTCTATCTGGCCGGGAAGATTCCAACCGGTTTTGAGCGCCTACCTATTTTGAAGGCCCAGTACGACGAGGCATGGCAACTTGCCGCCGACGAAGATCGTGAGAAGGCTGCTGTTCGGTTTGTTCCGCGCCAGCAATTCATCGGGAACACCATCTAAATGGGAACCGGGCTGAAAAAATACAGCGGCGAAGAGGGGCTTGCCCCCTATGGGCTTCGTCACGCCGGAGATTCAGCCAAAGGTAAAGGCTATTTTGGTGAGCTGGAATCCAAGCACGGCCCTATGACGGAGTATTCAGCGGAAGATGAAAAAGGCGAGTACCCCCTCGTTGTACCAACGCTGACCAAAAAAGAGCTAGAAAAGCTGAAGTCTGAAGAAGTTACCCCTGAGATCGAAGACAAAGCACGTTCTTGGGCGGAAACTCGCCGTAAAGTGGGGAAAAGCCCGTTTGCGCAGCCAGACGAACTGAGACTGCCAACCCCCAAAAAAAGAGGTGGGGTCATCCATTCTGCTTCCAAACGTGCCGATGGTATCGCCCAGCGCGGAAAAACCCGTGGGAGGCTCGTTTAATGGGAAATCGGTTCGCATCGGGCAAATGGGCGATCGCTCAGTGCGACCGTTGCGATGGCCGTTACAAGCTCAAAGAGTTGCGCCGCGAGGTTATCAAGACCAAGAATTACGAGCTTCTTGTGTGCCCGGAGTGCTGGGACCCGGATCAGCCCCAACTCCAGCTTGGCATGTATCCTGTGGACGACCCACAAGGTTTGCGCAACCCCCGCCCGGACCGAAGCTACCTTCTTTCTGGAACTAGCGGCCTGCAAATCACAACTGGCGCAGGCCCAGATGGAACAGGCTCAGTAGAGGGTGGTAGCCGTATTTTCCAGTGGAACTGGAACCCTGTGGGTGGATCGCGTGCGGATGACGACGGTTTGACGCCAAATAACTTGGTGTTAACCGTAGAACTTGGTACAGTATCAATAGTGACGACATAAGGAGTCGATGATGGACAAGAAACAAGTCAAGGCAATCGCTGACAAAGAAGTGAAAGCCCATGAAAAGCGCATGCATCCCGGCGCTAAAAAGATGGCCGCTGGTGGCAAAACCAACGCCCAGATGCTCAAATATGGTCGCAATATGGCTAAGGTCATGAACCAGCGTAATGTTGGTCGCGGAGGCTGATATGTCTATTTACAAAGTCCCCAAGAAGGTTCCTACTGTCGTGGTGGGTGAAGAGCCTGCAAAGACCACGATGAAGAAGGCCAACGTCTCGGTTGCCAATACGCGCAGTCAAGACTATCCGCCCACCAAGACCAGCGGCATCAAAATCCGTGGCACTGGTGCGGCAACCAAGGGCGTGATGGCCCGTGGGCCGATGGCTTGAGGCTTTCATGACATACGACGAACTTGTCGCCGCCGTAACCGATTACACGGAGAACACTGTCCCGACAGTGAATATGGATACGTTCATCCAGCAGGCTGAACAGCGTATCTATAACACCGTGCAGTTTCCCTCGTTGCGTAAGAACGTGACGGGTTCAACTTCGACTGGCGTCAAGTATTTGTCGTGCCCCGGTGATTTCTTGGCGGCATATTCAATGGCCGTGATTGATGCGTCTGGAAACTACGAGTACCTTTTAAACAAGGATGTGAACTTCATCCGTCAGGCGTACCCCAATCCAAACGACCAATCAATACCAAAGTATTACGCCATCTTTGGCCCGACGGTATCTGGCTCGACCATCAGTGATGAGTTGTCGTTTATCTTGGGGCCGACGCCGGATTCTGTGTACTCAGTTGAGTTGCATTATTACTTCTATCCGGAGTCCATCACCGTCGCCGCAGATGGTAGGACTTGGCTGGGTGACAATTTTGATTCCGTGTTGCTGTATGGGTCTCTTGTGGAAGCCTACACCTACATGAAGGGTGAGGCGGACATGATGGCTTTGTATGAAAACAAATACAAAGAAGCACTCGCTATGGCGAAGCGTCTGGGAGACGGTATGGAGCGTCAGGATGCGTATCGTTCTGGTCAATATAGACAGGCGGTGACCTGATGGCTTTCACCGGCAACTATTCCTGCAACACGCTCCGCTCCAACCTCATGAGCGGGGCGATTAACTTTTCCTCAGATACCTTCTATCTGGCCCTATACACCAATGCTGCGACATTGAACGCCGAAACGACGGCGTACACGGCTACAGGGGAGGCGTCTGGAGGGGATTATGTTGCCGGTGGTTTTCCTGTAACCGCCACAGTTCGGTCTACAGGTACTTCGTCTGGAAGCACCACTTTCGTTACCTTTTCTTCTCCGTCTTGGAGTGGGAGTATCACGGCGCGTGGCGCCTTGATATATAAGCCGGGAGATAACGGTGCTGTGTGCGTGCTAGACTTTGGCAACGACAAAACCTCAACTTCCACATTCACCGTGCAGATGCCCGCCGACACTTCTACGTCTGCCCTCATTCGACTTGTCTAAGGAGTCACCATGTCCATTGAAAAAGCAATCTCTACCGACACCGTCAGCGGAACTTTAATCCGTAGCGGCCAGCCCGAAGACCAGTTGATGGCTCTGGGTAAATTCACCATGGAGTGCTACGACTCCGAAGGCAAACTGAAATGGTCTGCCGAGAACCACAACCTCGTGGTGAACGTCGGTCTGCAATACATGTGCGGTACGGCCCTAACCTCCGTTGCCCAGATCACGACTTGGTACATTGGCCTGTACGGCGCTGGTGCGTCTAACACCCCCGCCGCTGGTGACACCATGTCCTCCCACGCTGGCTGGACGGAAGTTGTGCCCTACAGCAACGCCACCCGCCCCGCCTGTACGTTTGCCACGGCAACGACGGCTAACCCCTCTGTGGCTACAAACTCCGCTTCGGTTGCGGTGTTCAACATCAACGCCACGGCTACCGTTGGCGGCGCATTCCTCACCAGCAACAACACCAAGTCGGGCACGACGGGTACGCTGTTCTCTGCCGCTGACTTTACTGGCGGCGACCGCTCGGTTGCCTCTGGCGATACCTTGAACGTGACTTATACCCTGAGCTTGGCTGGTTAATAGAGGCGGCGATGGTCAAGATTGATTTCGAGTTTGAGACACAGTATGGGAGGTTCGCGGATGCCCTGCATCTACCGGACGACCATAACCTGTCCGGCGCAGAAATTGCCGCTATGAAGCAACAGCGTCTTGATAACTGGATCGCCGTTATTGCCGCACCGCCCCCCGACGAACCTCCAGCACCGGGGGTGTAAATGGCAAACCGCTATTGGCGTGGTGGAACGGGAACTTGGAACACAACCACCACAACTAACTGGTCTGCCACTTCTGGTGGAGCAGGTGGTGCGTCTGTTCCTACTGCCGCCGACTCAGTATTTTTTGACCAAGCAGGTACTTATACCGTCACCATGACGGGCGCGTTGACTTGTTTGGACATTACTGTTTCTGCTGGTACGGTTACCTTTGCCACTGGTACAACTCCAACGCTTGCCATTAGCGGATCAATGTCTTTGCTTGCAGGTACTGTATGGTCTGCTACAGGGGCAATTACATTTAATGCTACAACAACAGGTAAAACCGTTACTACCAATGGAACATCAATTGGTGGATCAGTAACCTTTGATGGTGTTGGTGGTGGTTGGACGCTTGGTTCGGCTTTAACACTAACCGCAAACTCAGTTACGCTAACCAACGGTTCATTTGATACGGGCAACTACAACATTACTGCTAACGGTATTGGTAGTTCCAACTCAAATACACGAACGCTAACGCTTGGCTCTAGTACCATTTCTATTTTTGTTTCAAACGGAACAGCCGTTTTATTTACGACCACTACTGGATTGACATTTAACGCTGGAACATCGCAGATAAACATGACTGCGACCATTCCGACTAGTCAAAGTGTTGCTTTTGCTGGCGGTGGCCTTACATTTAATAACGTATCTTTTTCTGGTGGTTTTTCTAGTACTGGCGCGGCGCAAATAACTGGCGCAAATACATTTGCCAATTTGTCGTTTGCAGGCAGAACAACTACAGGCATTGGAACTATAACTTTTGCAAGCGATCAAACGATTACAGGAACATTGACACTATCTGCAAATACAAACGCTACTTGTAGATCATTTATTAAATCAAATATTTTTAACACGACCCGTACTTTAACTGTCGGTACTTTTGCGGCAGGCGCTGCCGATTATGATTTTCAAGATATTGCAATTGCTGGTGTTGCTTCTCCTATTTCTGGGACTCGGTTTGGTGATGCAAAAGGTAACAGCGGAATTACATTTTCTTCTGCTAAAACAGTTTATTGGAACCTTACTGGAGCACAAAGCTGGTCTTCAACAGGTTGGGCTACATCTTCCGGTGGTTCACCAGCGATAGCCAATTTCCCGCTTGCTCAAGACGCCGCCGTATTCGACAACACAGGAAGTGTTACAGGAACAATTACTGTTAACGCCGCATGGAACATTGGCACAATTGATATGTCTGCGCGTACCAGTGCTATGACATTGGCTACGAGTACAAATGCACCTTTTATATACGGCAATTGGATTACCGGCAGTGGAACAACGCTGACTGGCACAGGCGTATTAACCTTTTCGGGTCGTGGAAGCCAAACAATTACCAGCGCAGGTAAATCGTTTACACAGCCCATTACCATTAACAGCCCTGGTGGTACTGTAACTCTGCAAGATGCGTTTACTACAGCGTCAACTGTTACAACAACGCTTACGGCTGGAACCTTAGATTTAAACAATCTGACTTTCACAACAGGTTTGTTTAGCTGTGGCGGTGGAACAATTGCCTTTGGTACTGGCAATATAACATTGATAGGCTCTGGAACTGTATTTACAGGATCGGCCAGCACAACTGTTACAGGAACACCTAATGTTTATGTTTCAAATAACAGCGCCACAGCAACAACTATTCAGCCATCTGGCCCTACAGAGGCAAACTCCATAAATTTTATTATTACTGTAGGCACTTACTCTTTA